TGTTTTGTATTGAAGGTCGTCATGCCAAACCAGAAATCGTCGAAGAGTATGTTGCGCGTCTTATGGGCGCTCTAAAAATTCATCGATTCACTTCTAAGTTGGTAACAGTCAAGTTCAAATCTGAACTGCCTAGTTACGCTCAAGGTCTATGTGAGGGCGATAAAGATTACGCCTACATTCAGATCGGCAAGTTTGATCAGACCTTCCTTCAACAGATGCAAGCACTCGCTCACGAGATGGTTCATGCTCGACAGTTTTTACGTGGTCAATTGACTGCTGAAGGTGTGTGGAAGTGGAAGGGTCGCAATGCTGACAACTACGCTTACACTAACCAACCTTGGGAGAAAGAAGCATATCGCCTTGAGCGTGAACTCTTTCTCGATTGTTTCCCCTTTGAGAAGATGGTATAATTATGGGACATTATGACGAACAACGCGAAGCAGATCGAAAGCAAAATATGCCACCGAATCTTATTCGCAATGCAATACAAACGCCTGACGGCACGATCTTAGAATCGACACATCGGCACGACTACAAAGAATATAAGGATGCCAATGGGTTGACTTATATGGTTGATGGTGGATTAGAATACTGTAGACGTAATCGACAAGACTCTGAACCTTATATTGAAATGAATCTGTATGATGATGAACCACATTCTGTACAGCGTGAAGTTCTGAAGTGGGGAACGTATGGTATCAATGGTGATCAACCACTCAAATGGTTATCTGTCGCTGAAATGGAGACTGGTCACATTGAAGCAGTGGTAAAGATGTCGAATGTGAGACCACAAATACGTGACTGTATGAAAGAAGAACTCGGACAACGGGAGATGAGTGGTGAATAAATTAGAAACTGCATTTGAACGTCTACGTGCCGAGGGTTGGTATTGTGCATGGGGTTTACCTTGCTGTCAGACTTGCGCATGGGATGAAGTATCCTGCGAAGATGATATTGATCTCGAAAAGGTATTGTTCAATCACGAGCAGGATATCGAAGAAGAAGTGGATTATGATGATGATGAAATGGAGTGGGATCGGCACTTCTACGAAATTGATGCTATCAATGGAAGTCTGTTTTGTTTCAGCGGAAGTAAAGAGGGTGTTAAAAATCTCATCGAAGTGTTGCCTATCTTTGAAGAGTGTGGAGTAAAGGTGCTTTGGAATCAGAATGGTAATTCCAGAATAGAGTTGGAATGGTAATATATGACTAAGAGTATTATAGTCGTGGATGATTTTCTCGAGGAACATATCATTGATTTGATGATAGAGTTCTATGATTCGAGTGCCTATATTCCTGATTATGATAAGTTAAGCAAACTCGACTGTGGTGAATGGAAACCTTCTAACGAATTAGTTCAACACGTTTGGGATGCGCAGAATGAGCAGTCGATGAAAATTGCGAATGCTGTAGTACATTGGGGAGACATCTATCGCTGGCCGATTGGTTCTGATATGGGTCTCCATAATGATGTAGCGAGTAAACATACTGTATTCACCTCGATATTATATTTGAATGATGATTTCGAAGGTGGGTTTACAGAGTTTGCGGACGGTACAAGAGTAGCACCGAAGAAAGGACGTATTGTGTTCTATGATGGAATACATTACTGGCACAAAGTAACACCGATAACGAAAGGAATACGATACACATTTGCATCGTGGTACCGAACAAACAATTAAATTTAATAATGAGGCAGTAAAATGATTAGTAGTCCAGCAGACCGTAAGAAAGTAAAAGACTCCATCAAAGAGTTATCCGATTCAATGCTACGTGTTGATAGTGAGAAAGATTTGCAGAAAGACATCGTTCAGGTGACGTTCGAAGATACTGGTGTTGATAAGAAGCATATCCGCAAACTTGCGGTGATCTATCATAAGCAATCAATGAATGATGTTAAGTCAGACTACGAAGACCTCGAAGCACTGTACGACGAATTGTTCAAATAAGTGGTTGCATATGACACAAGGATGTGTTATAATATCATATATTATGAGGAGTTAGTGATGGGACGTTCACAGTCAAAAAGAAGCAATCGTAAGAATACCGCGAAGGATTTCAGTAACACTAATCCAGTAGCAAAGAACATGGAGAAGTTCAACAAACCTGCTACACACGTTGATAAGAAGAAAGAATCTAAGATCAAGGGTCTCGATATAGATAAAGCGTGGTTAGACGATGAAATACGGTAGCATGACACACGACTTTCATGGTCGTAAAATCAAAAAGAAGAAAGCACGAGGTGTTGTATATGACAAGTACACACCACCAGCATTCAAAGAATTAGTTACTAGTGATGGACCCTACCAGAGAGAGACTAAGGTTTATAAATCTCTTGATGTTGGTACTGGTAATACTGAAAGAAAGGAACGAATGAACTATACTGGCACTCTTATCAAAGGTATTGCTACCATGCATAAGAGCAATGCGGTGCCAATCCTCAATCAACAAGATGCAATAGACATTGCAAACATGAGAAGATCCTGATATAATGGTAGATTATACACTGAAGACTAACTGGGATTGCCTAGCGACTCTGACGAAAAAGATTGAAGATGATAAGAAGTCCAAAGAGAAAGTGATTTCTTTTGATGGACTTACGTTGACTACCAACAAGTTTACATATACGTTATTTGCTGGTGAATTGAATAGAAAGAAGAGGACTAAATGATGGCAGAACGATATCGCGAAGAAACTACTGATTGGGGTGATTACAAGATAAGCAATCACATATATATTACTATGGGTGAGCAATTGTTAGGTTATATACCCAAAGGCGGTAAAGAGATGCGATTCTCTAAACCGAAGAAGCAATGGTCAGTATCGCGACGAAAGTTTCGTGAACTCACCAAGAAAGAAATAGCGTGGGTAAAAGAAAATGGTAACATACCGCAAAGTTAGTATATTAGCACTAGCAATATTAATATCTGGATGTAATTTATTACCAGACAACTTCGATAATCAAGAGTTTGGTTATCTCGCAGAACTTCATGTATCTGCATCCGTAACACCAAGTCCCTGTGATCAAGACGAACTAAAAGAAATACATCGTCTAGCATCCGTTCTCACTACATACAGTGAACATACACTAAATGACAATACCACACTAATCTATAGTGAGATTCAAAGTCTCACGGGTGAGTTGTTGGACAGGGAATCACCTAGTAGAACCTACTGTAAAATGAAACGAAAGAGTATCCGACAAGTGACTGACACAGCACTATCGGTATTCGGAACGAGGATAAAGAAATGAGTGCATTATTAGACGATTGGGAAAAGAAAGCAGAAGTTCATATTCATGAGTTGAAGAGTTACTTGGATAATGGTGAACTTGCACAAGATGAATATGACGAGTTAGTAAAAGATGTTGTTGATACATCTACTATTGTCGGACTACTTGATACAGAAAACGATCGGATCATTATGGCGAAGATTGCAGAAGGACTAATGGTTCTTGCAGGTGCGCTATGATAAGTAAAATACTGTTCGGTGTGATACTGAGTGGTTCTATAGGTTTCTATCTGTTCTATACGTTTGCGCATCTACCATTAGTCACTAAGGTGGAGCAACAGCAGTTAGTTCTACAGGCACAAGAGTTTCGCCAGCAAGAACAGATTGCTACTATAGACGCACTTCAGAACAATCTAACCAAGACTAGTGAAGCACTAAGCACACAGTCGGCACGTAACTCAGAGATTGAGGGTGAGATGTCTCGATACATGAACATCTTTCGTAGACACAACCTAAGTAAATTAGCGGCAGCAAAACCTGGACTAATTGAACCACGTATTAACAAGGGGACCAAGAATGTATTTGACAGCATCGAAAAAGATTCTGCTTTTATCAGCGATCTTAATTAGTACAGGTTGTTCGTTACTTCCTCAAGCACCTAAAGTTATTCCAGTTGAGATTCGTACTATAGAGGTAAAGATACCTATTGTGCATCCTACTCTGCCTCGTGCAATCGATCTGAAAGAACCATACTTCTATGTGGTATCAGATAAGAACATGGATACGTTTATCGCAGAGATGGAGAAACTAAATGGTACAGTAGTCTTCACTGCAATGACAATTGATGACTATGAGTTGATGGCATATAACATGCAGGAAATAAAACGCTACATAGGACAGTTAAAGGAAGTTGTGGTATACTACCGAACTATTAATGACGAACCCGAAGAGGTCGTAGAGGAAAAATAATGTACGATTACAAAGTAAAAATCGTGAGAGTGGTCGATGGCGATACAGTGGATGTTGATATTGACTTAGGTTTTGGTATCTGGATGCTTAAAGAACGTGTACGTATGATGGGCATCGACACACCTGAATCACGTACTCGCGATAAGGTAGAGAAGAAGTTTGGTCTTGCCGCTAAGAAACATCTCAAAGAAATGTTAGGTAAGACAGCGATTCTTAGGACTCAGATCGATAGGTCCGGAGAAGACAAGAAAGGTAAGTTCGGTCGTATTCTAGGGGACTTCGATGTTCAAGTTGAACCATCTATCGGTCAGTATGATACAATGAAGAGTGCTTGCCAGATTATGATTGATGACGGTCATGCAGTATCGTACTTCGGTGGTAATAAAGAAGAGAATAAAGCAAAGCATTTAGCGAACCGTGAACGCCTGATTGCCGAAGGTGTTGTCGTTCTATAGATCGAAAGGTTATATGCATATAACAAAATACTCTAAAAATAGTGTTATTAAATCATAATAATGCTTGTGGATGTTACTCTCTCGTGTTATAATGGTACCTCATTAGACAGAGAGAGTAACTACCATGTTCATGAAGATCGCAGATTCTACCCTTTACGAGATGTACGTAACTAAGCATCAAATCAAGCAGAACAAAGGCGAAGCACGTGGTTCTAAGGACATGGAGCGCACCAAGTGCTACGATGCAGAGTGGAGATTCCAACGCTCTGTTCAGATCCCTCTATTCAAGTCTATCGCAGAAGCAGAAAAATTCACTAAGAAAATCTACAAGTCTAAGTTGTGGGAGAAGATGTGGAAAGAATCTGTCGAGAACAATGTCGGTAGAATCTTCAACAACTATCCTGACGTAGTACAGATGAAGCGCGCCTCAGGAAGAACTGCTGGTTCTACTAACGGTAAGACTGTATACTTAAATGTCAATTCTGGTTTAGATATGTACACTTTGTTGCACGAACTTGCTCACACTCTTGGTCACATGCACCACGGACGTTCGTTTCGTCAAGCACTGTTGAAACTTGTAGGACAGTTCATGGGTGCCAAGTTCAAGAAAGTTCTAGCAGAATCATTCAAGAAAAACAAACTCAAGTGTGGCGATGCTCGTAAAGCAATGTCATTTGAGAACTGGGTTGCTTCTCGTGATCGAATGGAGAAGATTCGTCAAGAGAAAGGAATAGGGGAGTTCGCAC